ACGCCCACATCTTCGTTGAGGGCTCGCTCCAACTGAGTGACGGTCAGGGCGCGAAGCTCTCCGTCGACGTTCAGAAAGACGCATGTTGATGTTGTCTTCGCCGTGTCGATACGAGCCTTGGTGCTGTTCGCATCCTCATTGGCTATGGCCTTTGCGGCATGCAGCCGCGCGTTCAACAAAGTGCATCCAAACTCCTGCACCAGGACCCGCACTGTGTTCGTCAAAAGCGCGTCGCGGTCCTGAAAGCCTTTCTTCAGAAGCGCTTGAACTTCGATGCGGGCGGCATCTTCGATGGTCAGGCCCGAAGGCAAATTTGAGGACATGTAAATCTCCTTTGGTTAGGCGCGCGGCACGGCCTTAAACAGGTCGCTCTGCATGCGGTCTCTGTCGATGTGCTTGGAAAGGGGAATGAAGACCGTGGGGTCGGGGATGGCGCTCGGGCTCAACACTCGAACCGGCGTGATCGATGCGACAAACACACATCCACAAAACTCATTCGTGCAGTGGCAGGTGATCTCGCGGCAGACGTTGGAAAGCTGTCTGGTCTTCTGAATGGTGGTCACCGCTTCGCAGTGCGGGCACATCACTCGATGAACGCTCATCACGCTCATTTTCCCGCACCGGATTTAGAAGGCGTGGGCCGCTCGATTGTGCGTGGCCATCTCTTTCCGCTTGGCCAGTTGTCAGAGAGGTACTGCATAATCCGGTTGGCCCGCTGGATCGTCATGGGTCGTCCAGCCCTGCAGCGTGTTATTGTCTCACCGCTGCCACTGGCCAGTCGGGATATTGTCTTTGCTGACCTGTTGGTGTGGTGGCCGAGTAGTTCGCAGAGCTGTGGGATATGTTGTTCTGTGTTAACCATGACACGATATGTGTCACGTGGAACACTTTATTGCAAGTGACGTTTAGCGTATCGTGTTACGCATGACACACAACCCAGTCGAGAAACTTAGGGAAGCGCTGGTAAAGCGGGTAAAAAAGGAGGGTTTGCGGCCTTTTTCTGAGCGCACCGGAGTGCCGCTTGGTCAGATCCGTAGCGTCTTGGAATCGCGCAGGGTCAACATCGAGACTGTCGAACGGATCGCGGAAGTGATCGGATTTGAGTTTTATGTCGGCCCGCCGAAATCCGAGAACAATCTACGGGCTATTCGCGATCCCTCGGTCATGCTGGCCGAGCTGATAGAAATATTCTTCGACATCAAGGACATTGAGGACAAAGCCATTTTCCTCGAGGCCTGCCGTGTGTTTGTGCGTGACGACGATGGCGCAGCGGTCAATCAGCGGGCGTAAACGACCTGTGCTTCCGATTAAATCTACCCAGCAGGCGTATCAGGTCTTCGACCTTGCGTTGCTGCGACAGGTCCAGCCGATTGAATTGATCGGACAGGCTTTCCTCTCGTCTGTCGGTGCTTCTGTTGGTTCCTGGCCGGAACCGGATGATATTCGGGCTCACTGCACACCCTCACGCAACTAAAGTCTGTAACTCCCCGTTTACAATAGAATTCAGCTTTCAATTAAGGCAAGCTCCCAACTCGGTAGCAAAAAAGTGGCGTACAGGCTCCGGCACGAGTAAGGGGAAAACAGATCATGAATGTGAAGTTGATCGGGTGGCTCACAGTTGTGGCCTTCGTTTTGATGGCGGTTGTAGACTTCGCCAATCAAAGCCGGTTTGCGGCGCTCATCACTCTCGCGCTGGCTGTTGCTATCTCACCGCCTGTATTTGCGAAAATTGACCAGCCGTGGAAACGCCTCATGAATGAGGCTGGGCATGACGGGGCTATCGTCCGTCCGGCCTCCGCGTTGGGCCTGGCCTGGCTGGCTGCGATTATCATCATGGCCGATGTGGCCCCCACTAATATTGATCCGCAGACTGTGCAATTAACGACAGCAGAGCCTGCCAACACCGCACTTGACACCGTCCCTGTTGAGAGCCAGAGCAATCAGGTTGCCGTCCAGGTGCAGCCTGGTGCGAAGCTGGACCTCATATATGCAGAGACTGTGCGAGCGCGGGCGTTGGTGCTTTGGCGAGAGTTGAAGGTGTCGCGTGATGACCCGAGTTTTCATAGATACGGGTTGGCTCCAGCTGGGCCGATGTACAGTTGGCATCAACAGCGAGAAGCGCTTTACGAGGAGTGGACAGACTATCTCCAAACCTTGCCCGTTCGGGAACGCTTCACCGTCTCTCTTGGGTCACCTCTATCATTTATGTATCCGATAGCAAAGGATTGGGCTAACACGGCTGGCGTTGGCAATGCCTCGAATGATCCTATGATCTTGGAAATTGAAAGGGTCATAGTTGGTGGCGATTTGTCTGCACTGGCATACGACTAATTAGCCCTCGCTCGCCAGCTCAACTTTGGTGACCAGTCCGCTCCCGTTCAACGTGTGCTCCACTGGCCCACATATCCACGCGTGGGCCGTGATGTCCGCAGACCATCCTGACAAAGCCACCGGTGTTTCCGGCAAAAGCTCTGGCTGCCCGAGTGCAAGTGTGAGGCTCATGGTGAAGCGCCCCCGCTTGATACGGTTCCATTCCGCATTAGCGGCGTTCGTCGCTTCGGTCTCGTTTGAGAACGTCTCAAGCAGTGTTTTCAGCTTTCTCCCATCGTCGGACGCGGTGACGGATTTGGTTACAGCCGCCGCCAGGTCATACCAGTTTGCCTTGACGCCGGAATAGTCGGAGTTCCCTTCAAGGTTTTGGTAGGTGTGGCTGTCCCCATCCTGGCGCGCGATGATGATGCTGGGCAGAGCTGTGCCGCCAGCGGTTCTACTTTTCCCGATTGGCATGAACAGCAGGCGACCGGCCTTGATGGTCGCGATGGCGTCGAACTGTCGGCCCAGCCTTGTCAGCAAATGCCCGTCTGACTCTCCCGTCTGGTTTATGTGGCCGGGATTGGCCCAGCCAAGCGCTTCCTCAATCGCTGGTTCCAGTCCGTGTTCGCCTGCAATCGTGCGCAGGATATCGCCCAGCGGAATGTTGTTGAAGGAACGACGCTTGTGTTCATTCAGCGACTTGTGAAAGTCAGCCGACCGCGCGCGTAAGGTCAGACGATCCGGTGGGCCAGTATGGGTCAGCTCATCCACAATGAAGCTGCCCTTGTCCACCAGCCCGGATCCCTTGAAACCAATGGCTGCAGCGATGCTGGCACCACGGCGGGGCAGGGCGAGGCGACCGTCTGCATCATCCAGGGTAAGGGTGAGTTCGTCGGCCTCAAAACCGCGTTTGTCCCGAATGGTCAGGTCGACCAGCCGCGCGGCTATGGTTCCGGTAATGTCGGTGCCTTCAACCGAGATGGAAAAATCAGGGGTCATGGCAGGTTCGGTATCTGCAGGTCGGCGCTGGTCAGGTCCGCCAGCTCCACAATATCGTCCGGCTCATGGGCCAGCGTCAGGTCAAAGTCGATCTTTCGCGCAACACCTTCACGAAGGAACACAGTGCGCGTGTCATTGACCGTTCGAATGGTCCAGTAGCCCAGCATATTGCCTGTGCCGTCCATGAGCGTGTAGGCCTTGCCCCCGTTCATCATGGTGCGCAATCGGTCGAGGTTCACTGGCCCGCCTGTGAATTCCGGCAACAGGGTGCCAGAGAGAGCGATGCTGTCTTTCCCCGGCCCCAGAAACTGCGAGACGGCACGGCGGCCAATGCGCCTGTTCTCCGACCAGTTGGCAGCGGATGAGCGCCGCAGCTGCTGATAGGCGGCTGTCTGGATCGAGAAAACAAATAGCCCCAGGCTCATCATCATGGGCAGACCTCCTAATCGTGCAGGGTTGAACGTGACGTGGCAGCGCGTTCCCGGTCGCGGGCGTCCAGTTCCAGGCGCACCATCCGCGCAATCTCCTGAGCATCGACGCCAGCGGGGGCATGAATGTGAATTTCCACATTATCACCGCCTTGAACATTCCTGGCGGAGGGGCCTGCATATGCTGGTACGGTCGCGATGCTGGCGCTCAGAGCCCCCGCCGCGACCGCACGGGGCAGGGCGCGCCCGAGGCGGGAGACGGCTTCCACAGCGCGCCCCTGGCCCCCTCGCACGCCCAGCGCCAGTCCCTCGGTAACAAAGCCCCCGAATTTCATGAACACTTTGCTGGGGCTGGAGATGCCAAGCAGATCCTTGAACTGTTCCCCCATGGCTTCCCCCAGAAAGCTCATGGCGCCCATGAGGCTCTGGAACGCTCCCGTGATGCCGGAAACAAGCCCGCCAACAATGGCAGCACCGAAGCCGGTGAAGGTGGCCGGTAGCTCAACCCCGAACCAGGAGAGCACGCCTGCGAAGGCTTTGTAGAAAAGCCCCAGCGGTGACCAGTTGATAATTGCTGCGGTAATAGATCCGATCCCGCCCTGAAAGGTCTCCTTAATGCCGGACCACAGCCCGACAAAGAACGCTGAAATCGGACCCCAGTATTTCCAGATCAGAAAGGCCGCAACAGCGATGCCGGTTATGGCAAGGCCAATGGGATTGGCCAGGAACAATTTACCCAGGACGAACAGAGCGGTCCCTATACCCTTGATGATGGGGATCAATGCCAGCCCTTTCAGGCCGACCGCGGTCAGGGCAAAGCTCACTATGGCAAAGGGACCGACGATCCCGGCGACGACAAGTGCCAGGCCGCCTATGACCGTCCACAGTGTGGCGATGCCCGTCACCACAGTGAAAATGGTACCCGCCAGGCGAGGGTTTTCGCGCACCCAGTCGGTTGTTGAGCGCACAATACCCGTAATGCCTTGGATAGTGGCACGCAGGTGGCTTGTCTGTGTGTCGCCTATGGCAATGTTCAAACCCTCCCAGGCGCTTGTGAGGCCCTTTAGGTCGCCAGCCGCATTGTCGCCCATGGCAAGGGCGAGTGCACGCGACTCGCCATCTACATTGTTTAAAACCTCAATGAAACGGGTCAGCTCACCGGCGCCCGCGCGGCCAACAGTTTCAGCAAAAGCACCTGCCGCTCGCTTGCCAGCAATGGCTTTGAAGAAACCCAATCGTGCTGCATTGCCCATCGTCTCAGTCGCCGTCGCAACATCCGCCAGGATTGCTGCTGCAGGACGCAAGTTGCCAAAATCGTCCGTAGGATCAATGTCGAGCCTATCAAGAGCTTTCAATGTATCAGATGGCGGTGCGGAGAGGCGGCTAATGATGGAGTCCAGCGCAGTGCCTGCGCGACTTCCCTGGATGCCGACATTACCCAACATGCCTGCCAGTGCAGCAATCTCTTGAACACTAGCGCCCACCTGGTTGGCATTATTCGCGACAAAGGACATGGTCTCGCCCAACTGCCGCAGGTCAACATTCGAACGGGTAAATGTGCCGACCAAAGTATCGCCCAGCATTCCCATTTGTGATGCGTCGAGTTTGAACGCGGACAAGATGTTGGATGTGATATCGGCGGTTTCGGTTAGCTCTGTGCGTCCCGCTTTCGCCACATCCAAGAGTCCCGGCATACTGGACAATATATCCGAAACCTGGAAACCCGCTCTTGCTAGAAATTCCATTCCACCGGCAGCTTCACTGGCTGAGAATTGCGTCGTGGAGCCAAGTTCCAATGCCTGAGCACGCAGGCTGGCAAAGGCTTCTGAGGTCTTGTCAATTCGACGAATGCCGCCGACCGCACTCATCTGTTCATCGAAGCTGGTACCGGGGGCGAGCGCGCCCGCAATACCCCGAAGCGCTAGGCCGCCGCCAGCCACGCCAGCGGCCCCCACAAAGCTCACATTGGCCTGTGTCTGCAGGGTGCGCCGATACCGAGCCGACGCGCGCGTCATGCGGTTTTGCAACTGTGTGGAGCGTCTGAGAGACCTTTGCTGCTGTTCCAGCCTGCGGTTGGTGTCAGCGATCTTGCGGGCCACCTTGCCCTGTTCCTGACCCATCCGGCGTACGGCTATGCCTGCCTGGCTGAATGCCGTCCGCGAGGTCTGCAGTTCCATCCGCTGGGCTGTCTGGCGCTGCTTCAGTTGTTTGACCTGTTTGGCAGCCGCCTTTGTGGCACGCGCCATCTTCATGGTCGGTGCGTCCGCATTGCGAAAGGCAAGGGCCAGCTTCTGGGCCTGTCTCTGCGCCTTCCCCAGTTCGATCGATGTCTGGCCGGATTGCCTTTTCAGGGTGGCAAAACCCTTCAGGCGCTTTTGCGTGGCGTCCAGCGCTTTCAGCTCTTTGGCGGTCTTGCCCAGGGACTTTTGCAGGCGACTAGAGGTCTTGACGATGTTCCTGAAGGGCTTTGACGCCTTGTCAAAACCCTCAGCAATGATCTTGAGTTTCAGGTCCTTCATAATCTGGCCACTTTCATCGCTATAATGGTTTTATGTTGTACGCCATCCTCATAGCGACCATTGGGTTCGCCATCTTTTTCGCCTTTGCGATCATGCTCTACTTCATCGGCGTTGCGCTCTACGCCATCTGCAAGGGCTTCGTCGAGGAATGGAAGAGATCCGCAAGCCAAGACCGCAGCGCCTAACCTCTTTTTGACTGCTTCTTCAGGTCTTCGTTTCGATCCTTGGCAATTTTCATCCACTTGAAAAATTCATCCAGCTCCATCTCGTTGAGAAGGTTGGGGGGCCATCCACCGCCAAAGACAAGGTTGATGAACCCCCAGGCCTCCATAATGTCGCTGGGAACTATTTTCCCGCGAAAAATCCGTCCACTTCCTTCATGCAGGTGAGCAGGTCGACAATGTCCATGTTCTCGACGATCTGATCTTCGGTGAGAACGGGGGACACGATGCGCGGCAGAAACTCATAGAACGTGTCAGCGTCCAGCGCTCCCAATTGAGCCACCGAAATGCCACGCAGGTCACCAGGTGTTGGGCGGCGAAGCGTGAGTTCTTTCACTTCCGTTTCCCCTATCTTGAAGGGTTCCGTGAGGGGAACCTTTTTCGTTTTTGCTTTAGCAGTCATGTCTCTCTCCGTGTTTAGCGTTTAAGGTTTGGCCTGGCTTCAGAGGCCAAGAATGGTGCGTATGTCGGCGGCAAGGTCTTTGTCGCCGATCATTTCAATGCCGTTGATGAAATCAATTTCGATCAGGGTGGCTCCATCCCGCACGAGCTTGAAGTAAGTCAGCGGAAACTCGGTTTCGAGTTCGGTTGGCTCGCCTTCCTTGGCTGTCCCGAAGTCCAGCTTGGCGATCCTGCCGCGCGTAACAATTTCGATGCCGACCGACTTTGCGCCTGGATCATCCGAGCGATAGGCCCCGACAAACCGCAGTCCGGTGCCGTCAATATCCACATTGGCGAGCTGTCGCAGCATCAACGGCGTGTATTCGCGCAGCTTGATGCCCAGCATCATTTCATTGAAGCCCTGGTCGATCTTCACCGGGCCGCTCATGCCAGCGCCGCGATAGTCGGCCTGGTTCTTCTCAATCACTGGCAGCGTCACTTCTTCAGCAACGCCCAGGAAAGAGCCTCCAACAACGAAAATGTTGAAGCGCTTGAGTGTGGCGGGGAGCATATCCTGTCTCCTTGGGTTTTAGTGTTATGGCCAGAAGCCACGAAAGGGGGGAACGCGGCCAGGGTCAGGCCGCGTCTGCGATGGCGCTTGCGAAGTCCAGCAGATAGCGATCCGTGATGCGCTGCTGGAACTGCAGGTTCTCAATGGGTGGGACAGGCGTGTAGTCGTAGTCGATATAGAGCTTCCCTGCCTTCAGCTCTGTGACAGAGTTGATCTCATCGTCGTACCAGGCGGATCCGCCAAGCAGGTAGCCTTGTGTCTTCAGGCTGCGGAGCTTGGCATTCACACCTTCAATGATGTCGCGCACGTTTGCCGGGCTCATAACCCCGTCCACCACATAGAAATGCGCTTCGGCGATGGTGTCAGCCAGAACCTGGGCGGTTCGAGTGTAGTTCTCGAAGGCAAACAGCGGATCGGCGGAACAGGTCCGCGAGCCCCAGAACCGGAAGCCATTATTGCGGATCAGCGTTGTCACCTCATTCTCGTTCAGGTGCCCTGCGTCTGTTGCCGGGTTCTGCAGGTCCCAGTCAACCTGTTTTGAGATGCCGGTAACGCCGTTCACTTCGACATTGGACAGCGTTTTATGCCAGCCAATCTCATTGTCGATCTTGGCGCGCAGGCCGACAGCGCGCGCTGTCGCAAACGCCGTTGATGTCGTTTCCGTCACGGTATCGAAGCGCTGGAAATCCGGCCATATCACCATCAGCTCACGGGCTCCAAAGTTATCCCGGTAGGCAACGGCCTCGGTTTTATTCGTCGCACCATAGGCGGAGACGTAGGCAAAGGCGCGGAGCGCCTGTGCAACGGTAACAAGCTCAGTGGCCACCGCTTGCGTGTCCAGGCCAGGGACAGCCAGAATGCGCGGAGTGACGCCCGTCACGGCGTTGGCGATGGTCAGCGCCTGAATGCCGGTGCGGGTGCCGTCCGCCTCCACTGTGCCAATGATATTGGCCGTGGTTTCCGCATCATCCACACCTTCGTCGACCCGGATAACGACCATGACAGGGTTTGTCTGATCCTTGATGGCGTCCAGTGCGAAGGGCAGGGTGCCGGTGTCACCGGCCTTGGATAGGGCGGTGTAGATGTTGGTCACCAGTACCGGCGTGTTGACCGGATAGAAGTCCACATCTGCGGCGGGGCCGGTTACGACAATTCCAATGATGGCTGTCGCGATGGTGCGGATGGGGCGAATGCCACCGTTCAGTTCGATAACTCGGACGCCATGATGATAATCTGCAGGCATGTCTTGTCTCCTTTAGCTTTTCTGCGTGGGTGACGCAGGCGAGGCGAATGTGTGCCACTCACCAGGAGCGGCGGCGTTCATGAATTTGATCCAGGTGTAACTGGTGATGGAGGACCGCAGCATCGGGCGGCGCTGCCGGTTGTCTAGTATCCACTTGCCCCCAAGCATGAGGACGGAATGGAGGCCACCGGTATCGTCCAGGCAGATCACAATTGCGATGTCGCGATCCGCCACCCCGGCGTCCCTTGCGGCATCAGCAAGGGTGAGAACAAAATCGTCGCAGTCCCCGGTGAACCTTTCCCCGGCGCGGAACTCATGGATGAAACTCACCCAGTGTTCCGACACGCCAAAGCGCTCCTTGTCCGGCACCCAGCTGAAAAGGCCAAGACCGGTGAAATGAATGTCGCGTGCAACTTCTTCGATCATGGTCTGGCACCACCAGTGTGAGGGCTCCCGAGCGCAGAACTCCTGAAACCCCCGTGGGGCCGTGGTTGTCTGCCCCGGCTCCGCTCTGGGCACTGCGCATGCGGATAAAGCCAACAACAGGGGGAGGCAGATGAAAGATACAAAGCGGGAAAGGCTGCGCATCAGGCCAACTCCGATATGAAAACTTTGGCGTTCCCTGTCCGCGCCTTGATCCAGATATGAGTGGCATGGGCCACCGTGACCTCTGAGTGGCGGACGTTGCGCTCATAAAGGTGGGCCGCATCTTCCGTCGCGAGATTGTTCATTCCGGTTTGTGCCAGAACGTCGGCACCCTCGGCGTAGAGGAAGAACACAGCACCCGGCGAGCTGAAGGCAATCAGCTGGCCCACGGCGTCAACGTCCACTTCCTGAGCTGTACCCGGTTGGCGGGCAAGGACCGGCAGAATTTCATTGTTGGGCGAGGCAACAGGGGGCCTCAAGGGGTTTGTCATATCAGCCTCCTTTAGCTGGCGGCGGGCCAGGAGAGCCCGTCAATGATTGTGGTGATTGATGCGTGGTCGGCGGCAGAGGTGATCGCCATTTTGGCCGACCGCCGTGTGCCTTCGATTGTCGTGGCTGCTATCTCCCACAGGTTCCGCGCTGCTATCACCGTACTTGCAACAGCGCTAGGGCTTGCACCGTCCGCGCCGATGCACGCGACAAGGAATGGATACTCCAGTGGATCTGGTGAAGCGTCAGCCGCATAAGCCAAAGCCTCTTCATACTTCAGCTGATACGTCATGGCCTGGCCGACGCCGCCTGTCATGAATTGCAGCCGGGCGGTCTCTGCCTGGGCGTCAACCTCTGCGGAGGCTGTCGCCTTTGCACCATCGAGAGAAGGCAGTGCCGGGGCCTGTGCGACGGGATTGCCGCTGCCATCCGCAACAATCACCTGCCCCGATTGTTCCGCCGAGATCAGGGCGGCGTGTTCCGCAGCTGTGATTGCAACGGCATCCACTGGCACCGTGCTTGCCGGGTCGCCAAGGATGCCGTGGATTTCGTCTGAGTAGAAGCCACCTGTTGTCTCGCTGTAATAGAGCTGTGTCATGTCAGTATCCCAATGCCAGCCATGAATAGCTGTTTGCTGTTTCGCCGCTAGTCCCGGCCCGGTTGCGTAGCTGGAAGTTTGCCGCCGTCACGTTCTGCGTGTTCGGCGTGTTGTTGCCGTTTCCTGTTTTGATCGGGATAGCCAGTGTGCAAGCTGTGGGGAACGCAGTTGGGAAAGTAATCGTGGCGGTTGCATCGTTGGCGATGGAGGCAACCCGGCCCCACTTGAACTGCAAGCCACCGGGCAGACGTTGCAGGCCTTCGTTCGCGAAGACGCGCCCGAAATCTCCGGCCAGTCCTCGTATCAGATCGGTATCAAGACCCGACCCGTTTCCGTCTGCGGCCTTCACTTTGTTGAACACATCCGCCTGTGTGTAAATCGAAGCAGCAAGTTTTGCGTCCAGAAGGGGCTTGAGGGTCGAAGGCGATATGCCCACCCCGTCGATTGCGCCAGCCAATGCCTCCGCGGCGGTGGCAAAGCGCAGGATGCCTTTGACCGTGGTGGTGGCATCTGCGACCGCAATGGCGGCATTCACCGCAGCCGTGACAAACGCGGTGGTGGCAAGACTGGTCGAGGCATTGCCGGGCAATTGCGTTGGCGCGGTTGGATTTCCCGAGAAACCGGGGTCGGCCAAAGGAGCTTTAAGGGCCAGCTGTGTGGTGATGGTGACGGCAAAATCGGGATCGTTGTTCAGTGCCGTTGCAAGTTCAGCCAGCGTGTCGATGGCTGCGGGGGCGGCGTCGACAACACGCTCGATTTCTGCCTGCACGAACGCAGTGGTCGCGAGCTGCTGGGTGTTTGTTCCCTCAATAGCGGTGGGCGCGGTCGGTGAGCCGGTAAGTGCTGCTGAGAGGAGAGGTGCCAGGAACGGCAGTTGAGCCTTGAGCCACGCTGTCCGGTTGCCAAGCTGTTTGGCGGCCAGATTATCAGGCCCGTCTGCCCCACCCAGAACAGGGTCGGTCGTTTCAATTTGATAAGTTCCCAATTCCCATTGGGCGACTTCAGGCAGATTGGCCATCGACTACTCCGTGCGTAAAGGTGCCGTCGTATGCCACGGCGGCATTGTGAAGGTTGAGCGCTTCGTCATAACGAAGCGAATGAAGGAAACAGACTTCGCGCTGGGTGCGCAGCACGATCTCTTTGATCTTTGCGGCTTGCGCAATTGAGACCGGGAATTTGGCTGTGACGATGAACCAGGCCCAGTGTCCGCCGCCCCCGTATCGGCGCACGCCGTCATGCACGTAAGTGCCGTCATGGGCCTTGATGTCCAGCCCTTCGATGATTTCAACGTCACCATACCCGGCTGCACGGATGGCATCCTTGATGGCACCCGGTGTGCCCTTGTGCCGGTGGACCTGAAGCGACTGCGCCACCACTTCCCGCTTGTCTTCTTCCGGCCATTCGTCGGCCCAGAAATCAACCGAGTTGGCCCACGCAAGATGGGGAAGACTTTCAATAGGGCAGGTCGCCGGGTCCCAGACCGACGAAATGTTGACCGGCAGACTAGTGCTCTCTTCCATCGTGGCGTCCAGACGGCGTTCAAGAGCGGAAGCATTTGGTGGCAGGAGGTCAACCATTGGGTACCTCCACGGTCAAAGTGATGCCGGTGCAAAAAGCCGCCTGATAGGGCTCCGGCACGATGTCTACGAAACCCGTCAGGCGGACCTTTTCGACCCCGGCAACCGTCATGGCTTCGTGCAATCCGCTGTCCGTCACGCGTGCAGCAATTTTATGTTGCTCGTCCACATAGTCCTGCACAGCGGCGCTGGCGGCGGCTTCCACAATCGGTGCCTCTGGGCCGTCATAGATTTCCAGAACAGCAGTGATGGTGTAATAGATGATCTCCACTGGTCGCAAGATCACTGTGTCGCCCAGTGGCCGAACATGTTCGTCTGTTAGACGAGCTTCGACGGCATCGAGGGCCAATTGGTCTGGAACGCCGTCGCCGAACCATCCCATCACCACGACCGTAATATCGCCGGGATCAGAACGGTAGGGATTAACATCCTTCACCAGCGCGACAACCGAGCCGGAGGCAAACTTATAAGTGATTGTGATGGTGCCGGGCTCGGGCGTGACGATGTCAACGCTGGTCGGCTCCTGACCTGCCGACAGTGCATTGAAAGCATATCCGCCGCGCGAGCCTGCAACGGTAAGGGCTTCCGGTGCCAGCTGAATGCGGCGACGGTAGGCTTCGTCGCCTTCAAGGGTCGGCTCGACGGGAGGAACCGCAACCGGGTTGCCCGGATCAACGGTCAATCGAGCCACGCCATAGCGGGCCGCGATATGATCCAGATCATCGCCGGTGGCAAAAGCCAGCATCACGCTCCGCGCTTTATCATTCATGTCTGCGCGCAAGGTAAGTTCACGATAGGCGCAGGTCTCAAGCAGCTTGATGACCGGCTCGCTCTCAAGGTCTGCGGAAAATTCGGGATTGCGCGATAGATGATATTCCTTCAGGTCGGCAAGAATGCTTTCGAAGTCCAGCTCGTCAATCACCTGCGGCTTGGTAAGTTGGCTAAGGTCTATGGCGTCGAAGCGGCTCATGTCAGCCCACCCCACTCATTCAGGAGGTTACCATTAGTCTGAAACGACCGCTCGATAATCCCATCAATATGGTTGCCCGCCGCTTCCCGGCCTTCACGAATGAGGGACAGGTTGGCTGGGATGGTGAAGCTAGTGCTCGTCTGTGCTGCGCTTTGGTCAACCGACACGGCCATCATATCGATGGCGCTGTCAGTGACGAAAACCGCTGTGTGCGACAACCCATCGTCTTTGCCCGCTACCGTAACAAAGCCCTGCGACACGCCCTCCAAAAACGCCTCGAGGCGCACAATGCCGTTCACCATGTGCAGACGAATTTCGTCACCGGCATCATTGTCTTCGGAGGCTATTACAAAATCCAATCCGGTGCGGCCTTTGGTGTTCCAGCCATATAGCCGTGTCTGAGCGGTCTCAGCGGGATTGTTGCCAAGGAAGGGTGTCCGACGTTGTATAAAAACCGGCCCGATATTCCCCACGGGAGAGCCTGACCAGCGACCTACACGAATTATCTGGGAGGATGCGCTGGGCGTTAAATCCACAAATGTATTGGAAAAATCCAAGGCGCCTATCTGTGTGTCTGTGCCACTCCCAAAATCAACAAAAAAACCATCAACAGGCATCGTATTCGGGATAAATACCCGATATGTCTGACCAATAACTGTAGGTTCTGAAAGATTGTATATAACGCTATCACCACCGGCACTTCCTGAAGCTATGACAAGGCCTGAGCTATCAGTCCAGCTCCCGTTGATAACACTAACAGACTGGGTGTTGAGCTCCCCCCCAAATCCCTGCACCGCCGTAACATCACTGGCGGCTCGCGTGACGGGCGCTGTTGTTGTTGGGATATACGGGCCTAATTCATCGCTGACTTGGCCACCCCACATGTAGAAATTGCCTAACTCGCCGGCTTCCTGTATCCGAATACGAACTTTATCTCCGCCTGTTAGTCCGGCAAAGTCAACGAGCTGCGAAAGTCTCTGCCACTCACTTGTGAGTGTGACATCCAAATATGTCTGACCTAACCCAGCACCACTCCCTAGCAGCCCTAGTTTGACCGCCGTGATTGTTCCAGCTTTGAGGAAAGTCTCACTGGCATAGTCATTTCCATCCGGCACCCCCGATTGACTGATCTGTCGGATGAATGAACTAGGCTCGGGAAGCGTTACCAAGTCAGCGGTCATATCCCCCTTTGGTGACAGGGCTTGGTTGGCGGTGACATAGGCTCCGGCAAATCTCTGCCACACTTGGTTTGAAATTTCTTCGCTGTGTAGCAGATAGTTCGTCTGCTGCCGAAACACCTCACACCCAACGCCCTTAACAACGGCCAGAACATTAGCTGCTACGTCCCGGATCATCCCATCTGCGTCTGTGAGAGTTGCCACAGTGTCCCTTGCCTCAACAGACACCGCGCCGAGCGGAACGGCCACGCCATCCAATATACCCAGACCGCGCACATAGTCAGCTCCCCGCATCACACCCGGCGTGTCTCGGGTCCACCAGTTGGCAGAGGCAAGAGGTTTTGAGACGCCGAGGGTAAGAGCAAGATTTGACACGGAAAAAAGCACTCCGGTTTCGATATACTCAGCGTCAATGTCGATCTCGACGCCGCCAGAAATCGTGACGGTTGACAGGGCGATGCGCTTCAGCCGAAGGCGCGGCTCCCATTTGGCCAGTGCGTCTGCGCATACGGCCTTCAGAAGCATTTCGCCTGTTGCGTTCGCCGCCCGGTCGATCAGTTCGAAGGCCAGAGACCCATAGGTTCGCCGCATGATGCGGCTCCCCAACGGCGTGGTGAGAATGTCGGATATGGACTGGCGCAGGTGCTCGATGCCCTGCAACGGCATGCCTGTGGCGGCGCTCATTCCAATCATGTGCCCACTCCCGTCACCGTGAACCAGGCGCGCCCGGTGGAGCCGTGCCCGCAGGTCGCCAGATGGCCTGAGCGGCAAACCGGCACCCCATTGGCGGTGAACCAGTTTTCACCCTCTGCCATAACTGGGCTCGCATGCGGCTGCTTGCCATGTGCCTGAACAGGATCACCAAGCAGGACAACGGGCTGTCCTTGTGCAAGGAAGAAATCCTGTCCCCCGGCCAGTTGAGCGCCGCCTGCGCTGTCCAGATATTTTACCGCGATGCCTGTCATGCTTTCCACGTATCGAGGTGAGGCGTGGTGATGGTGATGGCATCGTCTTTGACAGAGATAGAGCTGCGGCCAACGCGCAGCATGATCTCACCGGCGTCAGGCAGAGTGACTTCTGCGGCGTGTGTGCCCTTGTGGTAGCTGAACTTCGCGCCGTCTTCGAACAGGGTCAGAGTTTCGTCCGGGTCATTGCTTGGGGCAGGGTGTGCGGACTGATAGATGCCGAAAAGCACCACGCCGTTGTTGAAGTCGCCGCTCTCGCAAAGCACCAGAACCTGTTCGCCAGCGGACGGCGCCGACCAGCTGCGGTCCAGTCCCGCGCGAAAGGTGAGCCACGGGAGCCAGTCGGTCTGGTTGTCACCAATGGACACGCGAACGCGCGCTTTGTCCGCATCCACTTCCGCGATGCGGCCACGGCGCACAATGTTTTCAATGCGTCGATAAAGGTCAGAGAGTTTGAAGGCGCTTTCATTCATGCGCGCATCGTGTCGCTGGTTTTCTTTACTGTCATGGGTGTTGGGGTTGACAGAGGCTCTATCAACCCAATGGGGTTTTGGGGAGACCTTTGAGCGAGAAGCCCTTGCCGATGGTCAGTACCTGATTGCGGTTGCGTGTCAGGGAATAGGAGACATGTACCCAGCCGGAGTTTGGGTCTCCCTTTTTGTGAAACTCCAGAATGAGCTGGTCGAAGGTCAGGTTCTTCGCGATCCATTGCGCAAGCCGCAAGTTGGATATCCCCGGCAGATCG